CGCAGTTGCGCCACTCCGGAAGGTCGGAACGCGGCCCCAGTCGAACGGGGCCCAGGAGGGTGATTTCCATGTCTGGGCGTCGCACCAGCGCTGCATCGCCCCCCAATCGACGCTTCCTTCCGCTTCCATCACCGTGTTCATCCACACGGCGCGTGTGTTGGGATAGCGGGCATCCAGTGTACGGGACAGGTTGAAGTCGTTCCCTGCCAACCTCGCCTTGTCGTCGTCACTGGGATCAAAGCCATCCGCGAGAATCCGCAGAAGTGGCCCGATGTAAGGCGTATCAGAATCATTGAGAAGGTACGCCCAAGCCTTCTCACGGCAGATCGCAACATTTGGGACGATCACCGATTGTGTTGTGAGGTGGAACTTTGACAGCATGCGCACTGCATCACACATGCTGTTGTTGTCCCCATGCCAAACCCCCGGCCCCCAGAATCTGGCCAGGAATGAGACTGTCTGCCCCGGAATACGCTCAGCAGCCTTCAGCCGCAGACCGAGTTTCCCGGCGACGCTGGAATAGTGGTCCGGGTCAACGCACGGTGTGATGCCATCATCACCACCGTACAGCCCGAGAAGGTTCCACGCCGTCTCAGCATCGCACTTGAGGTTCGGGTCGGTCCGCAGCGCGTAATAGGCCACGAACGCGTTCCGGAGGGTGTTGAGCACAGATGTGAACGGATCACCGGAAAGCTGGGACTTTCCGGCCTTGTATCGGAGATCGCCTACCTTCGACACCGTCGTCGTGTCATACACGAGCGACAGGGTGGCAGACACAAAATCCCGATCATCCTCTGCGAACATGTGGAGGACAAGGATCCGCTCAATCCCACGCAGCGCACCCGAGACCGTAGCGTCGAACGTTTCAAAGTCCGTTTCGACGGTGCGGCGGATGTCACAATACGTGGACAAGATCTGGCACACGAAGGCGACCCTATCCGCGATTTCCGCGTTAGATGAGCCGAAGGCGTACCATGGGTTGTGCTTGAGAAACGACGCAAGCCCAAGCGCCACAAGAGAGCAGCGCAGCTTAGGGTTGGGCTTAAGCGTCGTTATCGCGCGCGCGGGTTTGCTCGGTCGAGCAGCGGCTTCCATCTTCAAGAACATCGCCGTGATCTGGGCGATGGTGTGGTGCCAATGATTGCGCGCGCTTTCAGTGCTGGCCCGCTGGGCGGGCCGCGTCTGTCTTTCCTCGACATCTTCAATCGACGCGATCGTCGCGAAGCTGCCGTGGTTTACCCTGCACAGGTTTGCAAACTCCAGTGCGAGGGTCTTCAGCTGGGCCCAGGGCTTCGCCTGGTGCTGGATCCGGACATCGGGGCGGGGCTTATAGACCCGCTGCTCGATGCAGTACCGCTCGTTGGCGGCGGTGTCGCTGGGGGCGTACGCCACAGAGTCGAGGATTGCAGGCATG